ATTTTTGCGTTTTTGGTAGTTAACCGAAATAGTCATTAGCTAAATAAAATATAAATTAAATAAATATTTAACTAATTATTTTATCAATTATTTAATAAAATTATAAATTTGCTAAATAAAACTAAAATAAATTGCGTAAATAAAATGTTTTTATTTAGTATAATAATTATAATGAATTTGGAACTAAAAAGGTTTGATATGAAAAGTATTAGTTTTAAACCGAATGAGTCAAAAGGACCCGTTGTAGTTTTAATTGGTCGTCGTGATACTGGTAAATCGTTTTTAGTAAGAGATTTATTATATTATCATCAGGATATTCCAATTGGTACTGTAATTTCAGGAACAGAAGAGGGTAACGGTTTTTATGGAAAATTAGTGCCAAAATTGTTCATTCATAATGAATATAATACAGCTATCATTGAAAATATATTGAAGCGACAACGTGGTGTATTGAAGCAAATAAAAAAAGAAATGGAGCAATTTAATAGGTCAACAATTGATCCAAGAACATTTGTAATTTTGGATGATTGTTTGTATGATAATACATGGGCGCGTGATAAGATGATGCGATTACTTTTTATGAATGGTCGTCATTGGAAGGTAATGTTACTTATCACAATGCAATATCCTTTAGGCATCCCTCCGACGCTCAGAACTAACATTGATTACGTCTTCATTTTGAGAGAACCATATATCGCAAATAGAAAGCGTATATACGAGAATTACGCAGGTATGTTTCCAACATTGGAATCCTTTTGTCAGGTGATGGATCAATGTACAGAAAATTATGAGTGTTTGGTAATAAATAACAACGCAAAGTCAAATAAACTACAAGACCAAGTGTTTTGGTATAAGGCAGATGCTCATAATGACTTCAGATTAGGGTCAAAAGAATTCTGGGAGCTATCAAAACAAATAAATGATGACGACGAAGATGAACAATATGACCCAAATAACGTGAAGAAACGTGGTCAGGGACCAAAAATAGCGGTAAAAAAGAGCAAATGGTAATAATCCGCTTTTAAAATAAAAAAGCGGTTTTTGTAAAGCTAGATTTATTATTAAAACTTGCTTTTGTTGTTGCAAAAGCAAGTTTTATTTTAATAATATTTTTTATAATCTAGATAATAAATAATTTCGCTTTTAAAATTCGCTTTCATACTATATAAGCAAAAATTATTACTTAAAGATTAGACAAGAATATTATTATAATAAGATGACAGGCTTTAACATTGTTGACCTTATTGAAAAAAATCCTATTTCAAAATTATCCAGCACATATAATAGCAAATTAATATCCAAAATCCAATCAAATTTTTCTGGATATGAACAACAACTATTTGTAACTAGTTTTTATTGCTACTTAAATTATGATAAATCAAATGATTTTGTAGTTGATTTAGATGAACTATGGGAATGGTTAGGATTCAAACAAAAAGTAAACGCAAAAGTAATATTAGAAAAACATTTTAAAGTTAATATTGATTATAAAATTCTTGCTCCTCAAGAAGGAGGAACTAATATAAACTTGCTTTCCGCTATCGCAGAGCAAGATTTTCAGAGCAAAAAACATGGCGGACAAAATATAAAAAAAATTTTTTTAACAATAAAATGTTTTAAGTCATTATGTTTAAAAGCTCAAACGAAAAAAGCATCTGAAATTCATGAATATTATATTAAATTAGAAGACGTTTTACACGAAGTTTTGGAAGAAGAATCAAATGAATTAAAGCAAAAATTATTGAAAAAGGAAAATATTATCTTAGAAAAAGAAAAAGAAATTGAAAAAACAATAATTAAACAATTCCCATTAAATACGGAATGTATATATTTTGGAACAATTGATAATACAAATGATTCAAATGAAAAATTAATAAAATTTGGACATACAAATGATCTTTCAACAAGAGTATTAGACCATCATAAAAAATATACAAATTTTAAATTGGTATCGGCTTTTAGAGTTCAAAATAAAGTAGAAATAGAAAATTTAATTAAAACACATCCAAAAATAAAAAAACAAATAAGAACTATCCAAGTTAATGAAAAAAATAAAACAGAAATTATAGCATATAATGAAACAACTTTTACTATTGATAAGTTAAATTATTATATTAAAGAAATAATAAATTCCAAAACATATAGAATAGATAATTTCAATAAATTATTAAAACAAAATGAAGAATTGTTAAATGAAAATAATGAATTAAAAAATCAATTAAAAAATAATAATGAAACAATTTTAAAACAAACGCTAGAAATAAATGAATTAAATGATAAATTAAAATTACAAGATAACACATTACAATTATTTGAATCCGAAAATCAATCAGTTTATCAAAATCCTCTAATAGAAGAAAACGAATATACTAACAAATTCAATGAATTTATAGATACAATGTGTATTGTTCGTTCAGACGTTGAAGAATCGTGTGTAAATATGGAAGGTCAATATCGTATATGGAGTAAAATAAAACCCAAAAAAGAAATATTTCATGCGTTCAAAACATATTTAGATATTAGATTTAAACCGAGTAGGCTTTCTAATCAAAATAAAGACCAAGTTGTAAATGGTTATATTGGAGTAAAGTTAAAATCAATTGAATATAAGAAAAAATGCGTAAATAATGATGTAGAAACATTTTTATTCCAAGTATGTAAATTTTCTCCATGCGGAAAGATTTTAAACTCTACTTTACTGGATGAATATCAAAGATGGAAAAAAAGTTTAAATAAAGAATGCTCAAACCGTGAATTTGATATGAAGGAATTAAAAGATTATTTAAATTCATGTGAATATGTATTAAAAGCTACAGTTTGGACTGATAAAGGTTCAAACGAAGGCTATTATGGAATATCATTAAAAGTAGATGAATATAAACATAAAATTACTTCATCAACCGGTAAAAAAGTAGAAAAAATAGAAGTAAACACAGGTCAAATTTTAGGAACATGGGAAACAATAGCAAAAGCTGCAGAAGCAGAAAATATTTCAGCAGCAAAGATGTCAAGAAGTGTAAAAAATAAAATAATCTATAATAATGATTATTATTATATAAAGAAAATTACTTAAATTTTTAGCTATAATTATAATAATAATGAGGCTTTTACATTATTTAACAATCCCGTTATTATTAAGAAGTAAATGTATTTTAACTGATAATAAGAGGTTATCAAGTCTTGGAAAAAGATTGGTTCCAATAATGAAAAAAGATAGTTTAAAAAACTCGCCATTATATGTGCCAAAGACTTATAATCAAAAAGAATATGTAAAAGCTTTGGATTCTAAAGAGGATTGTATAACAGTTGTTATGGGACCAGCAGGAACTGGTAAAACATTAATGGCATGTAATAGCGCAGTAAATTATTTAAAAGAAAATAAAATAGACAAGATAATAATTACAAGACCAGTTGTTCCAGTAGAAGAAGAAATAGGATTTTTACCCGGTTCCCTAATAAAAAAGATGGACCCATGGACAAGACCAATTTTTGATATATTAGAAGAATATTTTTCAAAGACACAAGTGGCAAGCATGGTTCAAAATGGACAGATTGAAATATCGCCATTAGGGTTTATGAGAGGACGTACATTTAAAAATGCTTTTGTAATAGCGGATGAAATGCAGAATAGTAGTCCAAACCAGATGTATATGTTATTAACAAGGATAGGAACAAATAGTAGAATGGTAATAACAGGTGATTTAGAGCAAAGCGATAAATTAGAGAATAATGGATTAAAAAATTTGATAGAAAAAATACAGTTATATAATAAAAATCAAAGACTAGAAAATATAAAATTAATAGAATTGAATTCAAGTGACATACAAAGAAGTGAATTGGTAGAAAGTGTAATAAATCTTTATAAATTTAAACCGTTTGAAGATAATACAAAAAATAACATAGAAAAGGAAAAATATGTAATAAAAAGACCAATGTATACCGATCCTGACAAATTTTATTCAGATGCTGCTTTAATTCCAAAAAAAGATTATAAAGAATTTCCAAATAAATAATTTCTTATTTTGTTAATAAATTTTTACATAATTTAGAGGCAATCCAAGTTCCGAATATGAACCACATATTAGTAATAATATTTCCTCCATTAAATATAACCCATCTTAGACCAGAACAATAAGGAGTTAAAACCATAAAAGGTGATATTAAAAATCCAAGAATGGTTGATGGTGTACAAAATTTATGATATAGTATTCCAGAAAAGTAATGGATAATAATCCATAATATATAAATACCAATAATTTCTAATGTGAATTGAATATATTTTATAAGATTGCTAAAAACCATAATTTTCATATTTCTTTGTAAAATTTAATGCTGATTTTATAAAATCAATTTTATTATTTATTTATTCTTACTTCGTTCTATAATTGTAAAATTGTTATTTTTTGTAAACAAAATGTTTTTCATGAATTAAAACTTAGAAATAAATTATTATTATTATTAAAATGAATAATAAAAATGCTACATCAGTTACAGTTATAAACAAAATAAATGAAAGTGAATTATTTACTAAATATAAAGCAACATATAAATCCGCATTTATAGATTTATCATTACATGGTTTTTTATTATCTTCTTGTTTTTATTTTTTGTGGTTATTTAGGAATAGTTGGATCAGTTGTTTAACAATACCACTTGTAGGATTATTAAATGTAAAAACATTTATAATATTTCATGACTCTTGCCATGATTCATATACACCAAATAAAACATTAAATTATATAATTTCACATATAACTGGAATAATAAACATAATATCCCCATTATGGTGTTTAGATCATAATATTCATCATTTAACTAATGGAAATAAAGAAAATAAATATAATTATAAATATAATGAATTGATTGACTATACAGAAAATGAATATATAAAAATGTCTCAAATTAATAAATTGATGTTTAATTTATTTTATAATTACAAAACATATTTTACACTATTTCCATTTTTATATTTTTTTGTAATACAACGATTCATATATATAATAAAAAAATTAAAATACAAGGGTAAAATACATCAATCATTAATATATATTATATTTAATCATTTGGTTAATAATACTGGAATAGTATTAATGTTTTATATAATTTCAAAATATAATTTATTATATCATTATATATTTTCATTATATATATCATTTGTATTGGGATTTATATTATTTCATAATCAACATACTTTTAACCCTCCTTATGTAGTAAATAATAATAATTGGAATATGAAAAATAGTGGATTGTTAGGTTCTTCGTTGATACAAATCCCAATATTTTTAAAATATTTTTCAGGCGGTATTGAATATCATCATATTCATCATATTAACGCAAAAATACCAGGGTATAATTTACAAAAATATCACGAAGAAGTAGTATTAACCAGTAATTTATTTGATAACATTGTGAAATTATCAATGGTTGATTGTTATAATAATCTTAAATTGAGATTATTTAGCGAAAAAAAAAATAGATATATAAGGTTAGATGAAGTTGAAAATAATCAACTTTTAACAAATATATTAGAAGAAAATAAAAATAAATAATTGTAGTATTATTAGAAAATATAATTTATTACATAGTAATTTATAAGTAATTGTTGACTAATTATATTCATAATATCACCACTTAACAGCAAAAATCTGTTATAATTATTTTTAATATTTTTAAGAAATAATTATAATTTTAATGAATATTAGATATTTTGATTAGCAAAAGGTCCAGATTTTAATTGAGATATACCATAGTCAGTTTTCCCAGTAACAATATTTTCACTTTCAAATAATTCTGAACGAATATCAGCAACAGAAATATTTTCAGGTTCTTTAGAACTGAATGTTTTTTCAGTAGAATTGAAATCGGAAACACCAATTAAATTGCCTTCACTATCAATATCTTGTGTGATAGTATTACCATATTTTTCAGCATTTTTCTTATTTTCATCAATAGCTTTTTGTTTTGTTTCTTTGATTCGTTCATCAAAAGCGGTTTTTGCGATTGATTCATTCTTTTTCTTTTCATTGGCAAGTTGATTGAGTTCTTCTTCCATATATTCAACACGTCCAGTTTTATAAGCTTCGGGTTCCCAAGGTAACCATGTACCAATTGGTCCAACAAATACATCAAAACTAGGATCAGTTTCTCTTAAAAGTCTAGCACGTAATTCAGCTTCTTCTTGTGAAGCAAAATTGCCTCTAGCTTTAAAGCCTCTTACAGAAGTTTGAAAGTTATATTTAACATTAAATTTCTTTTCAAGAACATCTTCTTCACGATCTAAGAATGTTTTATAATCATCTTCAATAGATGAATTGATAATTAATTCACGTTCTTCTTTAACAAAACTTTCAAAATCTTTAATAATGTCTTCAAAATTAAGCTTATATTTATAAGAAAGAAAGTTTAAAAATTGGTGAAATTTTTCCATAGATTTATTCATATCCCATTTCTTTAGGAATTCTTCAAAGAAGAACATTTCTCTTTGTTTGAGAATATTTTCAGGAGAAATAAATGAAAAACATCCGAAAGATTGTCCAGCTATTGGTTTGTCAACATCAAGTAAATCAATGTATTTTGGGTTAGGACTGCCATCCTTCTTAGATTTTTTTTCATAGGATGATTTCTTAGCACCAGTAGATTTAGTTTTACCACTCATATATATTTTAGTAAAATCTTAGTTTTAAGTTTAAATTTATATAATTATTATTTTTTTCTTTTTATTTAATATAAGATGGGAATGTTTGATATTTCT